GTAAATTTTGTATCGTGCCATTTTGATTTCTCCTTTTCTTTTATGCGGTGTAGACGAATACGACACTTGAAGGGTCATCGTAATCTCTTCCCCCGCCTGCAAACAGCAAGTAGTCTCCAACCGTCGCAGAGGAAAGATTCCGTCTTGGATAGTCCAGCGCTGTGACTGTAGTCCGCGTGAGAGAGGTATCACAGGCGTCTACTACATCTGAATATGGAGAGTTACTACCGCCTCCCGCAAACAATGCGTAGTCTCCGACTGTACCGGCAGACATATAGACCCGCGCTACGCTCAGAAGTGTGACGGTCGTTTTTGTGAGCGATGCATTGTAAACGTCGCAGGACGTGTTGCCAACAAAACTGCCAACGCCATCAGAGCCAACTACAAGTCCAGATGTAAATATTGCATAATTCCCGACCGCTATGGAAGCATCACCACCAGAGGTGGAACGGCTCAAATCCGCAGCCGCTGTGCGGGTGAGTGAAGCGCTGTAGACATCCACAACTTTTGTAAAGTCGCCTCCGGCGAAAAGCACCCGACCGCCGATTGTCGCGGTCAGTGGAGAATATCTTGCCACGCTCAGGTTTGTGGCTGCCGTGCGGGTGAGAGTGCCGTTGTACACCTCAACATTTGCGCACTTGGTATTCGAATTCAGATTGGTGGAGGCTCCGCCTGCGAAGAACGCTCTGCCTTCGAGGGACGCAGCACCAATCCACTTCCTCTTGCCGCTCAGTGTTGCAGCTGCTGTTCGTGTGAGAGAAGCGCTATATGCGTCCACTGAATCAACTATATCTGTACTTCTGGTGCCATTAGCTCCGCCTGCAAAGAGTGCATAGCCCTCAACAGACGCGCCGGCATGGCTCTCTCGTACTGTACTCAGCGCAGTAGGCATCGACTTTGTGAGCGACGCGCTATAAGCATCCACGGCGTCATAAATGACTGCGCTATATCTCCAGTATCCATATCCCCCCGCAAACAGCGCATAATTGCCAACTGACGCTGCCACGGTACACCGTTCATCGCTCAAATTCTCAGCCATCCCGACCTTTTCCAGCTCTGCACTGTAGCACAGCCTCGCCTTGCCTCCGACACCGATGTACATCTTCTTGACCTTGCGGGCCTTACCGCCGATGCCGATGTAGGCTTTTTTCATCTTGCGGGCTTTGCTGCCAACGCCCACATAAACTGCTTTTGCCATTTTGAAGTTTCACCTCCTTACACGTACACGATGAGCACCTTGTTGGTGGTCAATGCGCTTCCCGCCCCCGGGTCGGTGGTCTGGGCGGCGAAGGTCAGGCCGTTGACCGAGTTGGCCGTGCCGCCCGCAGAGCCGGAACCGGCGTAGTTGTGGGTGTGGGAACTGTTGGCTTTGCCGTTGAGTTTGGTGTTCATCTCGCTTTCGGTGTAATACCGGTCATCATGGGTATGGCTTGCGTTCGCCTTCCCATTCAGCTTGGTGTTCATCTCGCTTTCGGTGTAGTACCGGTCGTCATGGGTATGGCTGGACGCCGCCTTGCCGTCCACGATGCCTTTCAGCACCTTGCCCTGATTTGCGCTCAGACTCTGGTCGGTGGCCGTGCTGGTCAGGTTGTCCTGTATGCCGCGCCAGGTGTTGGCGGTGGGCGGCGTATAGCCCAGGGCCTCCGTCACGTTGACTTTGGTGATACTGATGGTGCCGCCGGAGTTCGTGATGTTGCTGCCGGTCTTCACGCCGCCAAGGACGCTGGCCGTTGCTGTCGGCAGCGTGTAACCGCTCACACTGCCGCCGACCGATATGGGACCCCATGCCATAGGTCCATCCCTCCTATTTCACAATGTAATAAACTGCCGTGATGGCAGCTGTCGGCGTCTGCTGCGCTCGCAGCCGCAGTTTTCCTGCAAAGCTTTCGGTCGATGTGAGCCCTGCCGTCAGGGCGGTCTTTGCACAGGTCGGTGCTACCACTACGGCCACACAGTCGTTTGCCGTCAGGCCGGACACTGGGATGTCCAGATAATACGGACATCCCGCAGTGCTGTCGCTCGACCAGCCGCTGGCCGGGATGGTCAAAGACATGATGTTCACCTTATCTGCCTTTGTCTTTCCCATCTCTTCGATGCTTTTGGAGGCCGTCTGAGCCACCAGCGCGATCCTGTCCAGCAGCCGGTCCACGGCTTCCTTCAGATGAGCAAGCGTTATCCCCATCTTGTCCTCCTTTAAGAGCCAAACAGTTCATCCAGCATCGCGTTCACTTCGGTGTCGGTCGCCATGCTGGCGGTGATGCGGGCGTCCATGGTCTTTTCCATGTTGGTCACTTTCTGCTTGTCCGCGCTGGTGTAGTCGTTGGTCGAGAGGCCCTTGCCGGCTTCCTTCTGGACATAGCCGCTCAGATCCACTTTCCAGTCGCCCATCTTTTCCAGCACGCCGTCGATGACCATGTACTCGTCGTACTTGTCGGAGGTACCAGCAGTACCCTTCGGGACCATGTAGATGTACTGTGCAGCGTCTGCCGCCTTCAGGTCGATGTCCCCGGTCGAGGCGACGCTCTTGCGCTTCAGGTGGTCTGCCGCAGCGACAGCTTTGTTGATGGCGGCGGAGACTTCCGTCTCCGTCTGATATTTCTTGTCGTTCGTCAGGTCGCCCACCTTGGTGGGAGCATTGGTCTCCAGCGCAGATACGCGCTGGCCGAGACCGTCCGTCACATTCTTCTGGCGGCGGCCCAGCTCCTGCAGGTCGCGCAGCGCGGGGATACGGGTCAAATCATAACTAGCCATGTGTTTTTTCCTCTCTTTCTTTTATCCATTAAAAATTTCGTCAAGCATCCTCTGCACTTCTTCAGCGGATGCCTGCTGCATCGATGCCGTTCCCTTTGCAAACAGCGTTACAAAGGCACGGATGTTCACCTTCGGGGGGATGGCAGCGTAGAACCGCACACCGCCCTCCACGGTCTGAAGCACAGTCGCAAGGTTTGCTTTTTCGACCTCTCCGGCCGTGTCCAGCGTCAGGGTCCCCATCGGGACGTAAGAGCTGTCGCACCCATCGATGGCCACGTCGCAGCTGTACCAGTACCGTCCTACGGACTTGGCCATCTCTTTCCAGCCCGCCGCCGGAATGGTCAAATCATAGCTGCGGTAGTAGCCGCCGGTGTAGTCTCGCAGCGTGTCGGTCACGAGATCCTGTACGCCGTCGTAGTAGCCCTGGATGTCCTGAGCTGTCTTCTTTGCCTCGGCGGCAGAACTGGCCGCATCCGTTGCCGACTGGGCAGCGCGGGCGACTGCCCCTGCTGCGGCATCTTTCACTTCCTTTACTACATTGTCCTTTACCTCCTGGATGGCCTTTTCGGTTTTTTCCTTTGCGCCTGCTGCGGCAGCATCCGCAGCTGCAGACGCCGCCGGGCCGGCTGATGCCTCCACATTGTTCAGTGCATCCGTCTCGGCTTTGCGTATCTCCGTTACAGCCGAGTCTTTTGCGCCGATGGTGTTTTCATATGCTTCATTGGCCTTTGCGGCGCTCTGTCTGGCGTCCTCTCCGGCCTGCCACGCCTCGTCCTTTGCCTGCTCCACGAGGGCTACCAGCTGTTGCCATGCAGGCACCGGCGGTTCGGGGATGTCCCCCATCGTGCCGCTGTTCATGGCCACGTTGTACTTGATGTCCGCGCTGGTCAGGGTGCGGGTTCCGTCGCTTCCCTCAAAGACGAGCCTGCCGCACCCGGGCGTAGAGGTCACGATGGCGGGTACTTCTATTTTTCCGTCCTCCACGAGCGACGAAAACAGCATTCCCCGCTCTGTGTGCCAGAGCGCCCGGATGGTCATTCCCTCCCACTCGCCGGTCTGGGTGATGTTCAGCCGGTATATCCCCCGGTTCCTGCTGTAGCCCAGACGCAGCTGGTTGTCACAGCCCGATGTCCGCGCCGAACCCGTCGAGGCGAGGGAGATATTGCGTTCTATCATCAGGAGCTCTCCTTCCAGAGCTTTTTCAGCTCATCCACCGCGGGCTGCATCTCGCTGTTCTTGTTCGCCGCCCGCTGCAATATCTGCACCAGCAGCTTTTTCTCTGCGCCAGTCAGCGACGTTCCCTGCATCTCTCCCTCCGCCATCTTCTGCGCCTTCTGGGCGCTGGCTGCAGCAGAGTCCGCGCTTTCGCGGGTGTTCTTTACGGCTTCCAGCATCCGCGCCGTCAGGGCGTCCAGTGCATTATCCGTGATCATTCTTCTCTCACCTCCACGATATTTCCCTTTGCGTCGATAACGGTATTTCCCGGCAGTGTAAAACAGGGGTGCGTCCAGCACCTGTAAAGGTCAGGCCAGCTCATGTTTTCCGGTTCGTTCACCTTGTATCCGCCCCAGTTCAGCTTATCCGGTGCCGTCAGCATCTGTGCCCACACCGCTTCAGCGCACTTGTACAGATACTCTTTCAGCGCACTTCCGGTCAGGCCGCTGCCGTAGTCGTTCAGTACCGGCGTCCGGGTCCAGAGGCAGAAATGGAAATAAGTGTTCGGTACGCTCCCCGCCGTTTCGGCATCCGCCGCCAGCAGCGCCAGAGCAAGCTTCTTTGCATCGGCAAAGGTCGAGCCTTCCAGGTGGTAGTATTTCGGGCTGCTGGCCGAAGTGTATCCGTATGACTCGAATCCGAACTCATAGCACGAGGGCAAAAAGACCTTCCGGCTCAGCGTGGTCACCGTGTGGCTTCCTGTATAGCTGCTGCCGCTTCCGGAGTAGCCGGGCGTGTAGTAAAATTTTGTCTCCGTCAGAATGTCTTTCAGCGCCTGTGGGGCGTCCTTCAGGTATTCGCTGTTCAGGTAGACGTCAATCAGGCTGTCGGCATACGTACACCATGTTGTGTTCCATTTTTTCCCGGTGATACCGTGCCGCCGGGCAAGGAGCGTCCGGCCTTCGCCGTTCAGCTCTTTCTCGTAGTCCTGCGCTATGACCATGAATTCTTCCGCCGCTGCCCCGTCCTTTTCCACCAGTTTTGTCACCGCTCCCACCGCCAGTTCCTTCAGCATCGGGAGCTTCGCCTCTGCCGTTATGACGATGTTTCCCGTCACATCGGGGATGGAGACGGTCATCTTTTTCTCGTTCCATGCGGTGGCTGTCACGTCTTCGCCGCCCATCGTTACCTTGATGGATATGAGCCAGTATCCCTCGTTCAGCGTCAGAGCCGCGGTGTACGCCTTGCCGCTCTGGACGACCACGTCCGCCCGGCTCGTGCTCAGCCCGTTCAGCCGGTTGGATACCGCATACATCACGATGGCAGGTTCATCCCCGCCGCTCTGTCCATTCTTTTCCACCGTGACGCTGCACACGGCGCTCTTTCCTCCGGCGGCAGCAGTAATGATGCAGCTGCCGTCCTTCAGGGCTGCCAGCGTGTTCACGGCCTTTCCGTTTTCTACGGCGGTCGTCTGGTCTTTCATCACGGCCAGCGCCGCATTGTTCGTTGTCCAGCTCACCGCTGTCACGGTGGACTGGGTCGGCGTCAGAGTCGCGGTCAGAGTCACAGACTCGCCCTGTTTCAGCTTTACGGACGGTTTGTCCAGCGCCAGCTTTTCCAGCGATACAGCCACCGACCGCACTCTGCGCTGCGCCAGCTTTCCGCCTGCGATGGCCGTCAGGAGCACTGTGCCGCCTTTCACGGCGGTCAGAGTATTTTCCCGAAGCTGCACGATGCCTTCCGGTTCGGCCATCCACTCCACGGTCTGAGGTGCGCTTCCGGGTAGCACCGTGGCTTTCAGGGGGCAGGACTCTCCCACTTTTATGCTCAGCTCTTTGCTGTCCAGCCGGATGCTCTCCACTGCCACCGGCTCTGCCTGCTCCGGCGGGGGGCTGTTCCAGCGCTGCTTCAGCTGCGCTATCATGTCCCATGCGCTGGCGTCGGAGTAACGCATTCCGCTCAGCGCTTCAAGCAGCAGCGCGTGTTCCTTTGCAGCGCATCGGTCGGCCACCCACTGCCGGTATCGGGCGGCTCTCTGTGCTTCCAGCGCTGCCCGGGCTTCCTGCTCAAGCACCAGCTGTAAATATTGATACCGCAGCGGCATCGCCGGTCCGTCTGCGCCAGTTCCCTCGCCGTTTTCCAGCGTCTGGTAGCACACATATTTCCCGGGCATGGTCATCTCGCGCCGGCCTTCGCCGTCCGTGGCCATCAGCATCCAGAGGCCCTGCCGCGCCGTCGTGAAACGCCTGTCCACCGGAGCGTTATTATTTCCATCCAGCAGCATCGGCTGCGGCACAGCCCCGCCCTCCTGCTCGATGTGCAGCGTCACGGCCAGCCCGTCCCACTCTTCCGGCAGCTCGAATTCGAGCTTTTCCACGTATACGGCGCCCACGCCGCCCAGGTACAGCGTCTCCGGCTCCGCCCGCCAGCCTGTCCCGCAAAAATGGTCCTTCACTACTTTTACTTTCACTTTGAAGCTCCTTCCTTTGAGAAAGGCTCCCCTCGCTAGGGGAGCTGCTTTGCAGCGCCGCCGTCAGGCGGACTGCAAAGCTGAGAGTTTTCCTTCCGGTCCGCTGCCGCTCTCAGTAGGGCAAGCACTCTATAAAAAGCCTACCACGTCCCCCGCAGCAAAACTACTGCGGACTTATTCATACAAACAAAAAGAGCAGGCGCCCTGGTTCATTACCAAAGCGTCTGCTCTTATCTTATTTCACCCCCTCCCACCAGTTCTTCTCGTCCTTCGCCTTCTCGGCCTTCTTGTCCGCAGCGCTTACCCACTGCGCAAAGTTCTTTTCCTCGTACAGCGGGTTTTCGTCTGCGTCCTCGAGGGCCAGCAGCTTCTTCTCCAGCTTCTCCCGGTCCCGGTCGCTGCCCGCCAGATACTCCTCCTTCACGGCCTCGGTGATCTTGTCCTTGATGCTGCTTTTCTTCTTGCCTGCCGTCAGCAGCCGGTTGATCTCCGTCTGCACGTCCTCCGCCCGGCCATTTTTCACTTCGTCCAGGAGCGCGTCGTATATGCTGCCGTCCTTGCTGCCCGCCAGCAGTTCGTCTGCCTTGCCGTCCACCGCCTTGTTCACAAGGTCGATGAGCTGCGCCCGCCGGGCCGCGTCCGTTTTGCCCTTGGCCCTGTCTGTCACAGGGGCGACGTCCAGCCCCTCCCGCAGCTTCTCAAATACGGCCTTTCGGGCCTTTTCCTCGGCCCGGGCCTTCCCGGCGTTCCGGGCCTTGGCCGCCGCCAGCACGTCGGCGTCGTACTGCTTCAGCCGCCTTGCCAGCTCGCCGTCCACCTTGTCCGTCTTATTCATCTGTTCCAGTTTCTTCATCGCCGCCGCAGCCTCCTCGCTGTCCCCGCTCTGGATGGCGTTGTACAGCCGGTCGTACTGCCCGGTGGCCGAAGAGGGTGCAGAGTTAAAGCTAAACCCTTCGCCTCTGCCGATGGCCTGTGCATCCTCCCAGTAGCCTTCAAACGCCTGCATCACCTTCCGGATGTTCGCCGCCGGGACGCCGTAGAGTTCAAGGCCGCACTGGATGTCCTTCAGCACCGCCTTGTTCAGCTTCTGGTGGTGTGCTGTCAGCTCTTCCTCGCTCATCTCGCCAGTGTCCGTCCGCAGCAGCTTGACGGTCTTGGTAAAGGCAGCAAACAGGTCGTTCACCGCGCTGATGTTGGTGGCGCTCACCACGTCATAGTCCTTGCCGTCCCGGGCGTTGGTCAGGGCGCTGTAGATCTCCGAGCCGTACAAAAAGTTTCCGGCCGCACTTTCAGTGTACAGGTCGAAAAACCGCTTGCCCACGCTGGCCGCCGTGATGTCGCCGTTCTCGTCCTGCTCCTTGTCCCACCGGTGGAGCAAAAAGTCCGCGCCGATCTTCATGAGGGCAAACACCGCCGTCTGCACGACCTGGCTTGCCGCCGCCTGGCGCAGGCCCTGTCCGGCCCGCTGTACCTCGGCTTTGTTTTCCGCGCTCTGGTCGGCAGCGTACCGCGCCTTCTGAGCCTTGTAGTCGCCCACGGCGTCGGCCAGGATGCCGTAGTTCTGGAATCGCTGGGTGGTAAACATGGTCAGCGTCTTTACAAACTCGTTGTCGCTGCGCTGGATGCCCGCCCGTTGCATGGTGGTGTAGTTGGGCTGCGTCTCCTCGATGACCCGCTGGTACATCTTGTTCACGGCTTCCCAGTAGGCTTCGCTGCCCTTCTCCGCGGCACCCTCGCTGAATTCTGCCGTATGGTGCTCCACATACCGCTTCGCGCCCTCCCACAGCGCCGCCACCGTGATCTCGTCCATGCCGGTGATCCAGCCGGTCACAGCAGGCATGGCTTCCGACGCTTTGGCCACAAGGTTTTTGTGCGCGCCGATGGAGCTCATCTCTCCCCGCTTGGTGCCGCGCAGGCGGTATTGCAGCAGGGCGTCGCCGTGCTGGCGTATCTCTGCTTCCACCGCGGCCCGCTGCTTGCCCGAGAAATTCTTCACGAAGGGCAGCACCGCCGCCATGGTGTCTGCTCCCAGCACAGCGCCCGCCGTGGGCAGACTGGCCGCCTGCGCGATGGCCACGCCCGGGTTCACGGTCAGGATGGCCCCGGCGTAGTTGCCCCGCATCCGGTCGAGCGCCCGGCTCATGGTGCTGCTGCGCTTGCGCCGCGTGGTCTGCAGGTCGGTCAGCAGGTCGTTGATGTAGTTTACCGTCTCCTTTCCCCACTTCTCGCCGATGATCTTGTCCTTCAGCACACCGATGCCCTCTGCCGTCTCCACGGTGCTGTTCAGCACCCGCTGCACGTCCCGGATGGGGGCCGCAAGGCCCGCATAGGCTGCCGTGTCCCGCAGGCTCCGCTTTACCACGTTCTGGCACTCTTCCAGCAAAATGGGCTTGTCACTCTTCACGCGCTCCTTCAAAAAGCCCCTGCCCTCGATGGTGGCATCCATCTTCACGCCCTCAATCTCCGTCGCCAGCGTGCTCCGGTCTACCGCGATGGGGTAGTAGTTCTTCACGGTGGCCCGGTCGTAGCCCAGCAGCTTCATGCTGGTCTCGTTGATGAGGTTCGTGGTGTACCGCCCGAAAAATTCCTCCATGTCCTTGCACCAGTTTCGGTCATAGTCCGTCATGGCGTCCTGTACCGTCTGCAAAATGGTGTCGGCCATCGGGACACCATCGGCGTTCACCAGCGTCCCCAGCATCACGGTCTGGCTGCGCTGGTAGGCTCTCTCGATGTTGCCCTTGGCGTACTGGGCAGCGTCCGGCAGGGTCAGTCCACCGGTCATCAGGTGGTGGCGGCTGTCCTCGTTGCGCAGCAGCATGTACAGGCTGCACAGCTGTGCGTGGTTCAGCGGCACGGCATTGCCCTTGCTGTCCTTCAATCCGATGTCCACCAGCTCCGCCCCCGGCCCGGCAAAAGCTTCCACCTCTTTCAGGTGTTCCTTGCCGGTCACGTTGGCAAACAGGCTTTCGCCTTCTACCAGGATCTCCGTCTGCCGCCGCTGGCCGTCGTTCAGCATCTGCCCCAGCTTCTCCATCTGGCCGTTTTTGGTGTAGCCGCCCAGGCGCCGGAACATTCTCGTGCCGCCCAGCATGTCCAGCTGGTAGCGGTTCATCGCGCCCTTCGCCTTTTCGAATTTCTCTCCGAAGCCGTTGCCCTCCGAGTTCAGCACCTCGCGGGCGGCCTTCATGGCCATGCCGTCCACCTCTTCTGCCCTCGCAAGGCTCAGGGTCTTGTTCTCGGTCCGGATGATGTGCAGTGTGCTGGCCGTAATGGCCTTCAGCATCCGCAGCTGATCTACCGTCATGGGCAGATAGGTGCGGTTCTCCGTCTCCCGGATGCGCTGGCGCAGCCGGTCCCGCAGCTGTTCGGCCTTGTCGCCGTCCGGCAGGGCCTTGGCTTCTTCCAGCTGCTGCCGCAGCCGGTCGAGCTTTGCCTGCTTGCTGGCGTTCATGTCGTCCCGCAGTGTCTGGATGAGGTTTTCCACGCCGCTGTTCTCCCAGTCGGCGTGGATGCTGACGTCCATCTCTCCACTGCGCCGGATGCTGTCCTGCAAGGCGGTCAGCTTGGTCAGGGCGTTGTTGTTCAGCACTGCCGTGTCTGCCAGCTTCGCCACCTCAGCGGCCTGCACGATGAGGCTCTTCTGCACATATTTCCCGGGCTTCGGTCGCAGCACCATCTGGTTGAGCTGGGCGGCATTGTTCCGGATGCTCCGTTTCAGTTCGTCCGCCTTCCGGGCGTCCCGGGCTTTCTGCACCCGCTTTTCGGCCAGCGCCTTGGCCACGGCAATGTCTTCGTCCCGCTGCTGGCGCGCCGCCTCGATGGCAATGGCATTCCGCTTGGCCTGTTCCTGCTGCCAGGCTTCGGCCTTCCGCTGGTTCTCCTGTTCCCATTCCAGAATGTCGTTCTCCTGGAAGATGAGCTGCCGTTCCGCCCGGTCGGCTCTCTGCTGCTCTCCGGCCACCTGCCGGGAAAGGTCGTTGATCTGCGAGCGCAGCTGCTGCCGCTCCAGCTTTATCTCATCCAGCATCTCCTGCCGGGCCAGCTTCATCCGTTTTTTCTCGGCCTTCCATTCCCGGTCGTAGGCTTCCCGCAGGGCGGTCAGCTTCTCGTCGAGGCCCGCCGCCGTGCTCACCTGTGCGCCCAGCGTTTCCAGATTCTCGTTGAGCTGCTGCTCCGCCCGGCTCACACTCTTGACCTCGTCGCTCTGGCTGCGGCTGTTGGCCCGCATCCGGTCGGCAAAAGCCTTCCGCTGGGCCTGCTGCACGCTCTTCAGTCCCTTCGTCACCTCAGCCGCCCGCTCCTCGTTTCCGGCAGCCATGGCGGCCACCTCCCGGTTATGCTTTAAGATACCCTCGAACACCGCCTCGGCGTCGGTCATCTCCGGGTGGCTCATGATGTCGCCGATCATCCGGCCCGCCAGTTCCACCTTTGCGTCCTCGTATTCGGCAGCGTCCGCAAACCGGCTCATCATCCGGGGCTTGATGGTGTCGTGTACGTTCATCAGCACGTCGAGCCATTCCGTGCTCTCCATGCTGGCTGCGCCCGCCACGCCCGCTTCCTGTGCCGCCGAGCGGAAGAGTGCTGCCGCGCTCTCCTTCACGCCGCCCACGGCCCGGGTGTCGTTCACGATGGCCTCGTACTGTTCCGCCGGGTTGCCGTCCCGGTATCCCTCTGCCTGCCGCAGCTTCACGCCGTGGCGCCGGGCCTCGGCGACCGCCTCTGTCCAGCTTCCGTACCGCTTCACAAGCTCGGCCTTGGCCTTGCCGTTCTTGTCTACCGTGTAGGTCAGGTCATGCAGGTCGGGGTACTGGTTCCACAGCTCCGTGTTCCGGTAGGTGGCCTCATCCAGTACCTCGCCCGCCAGCGTCTCGGCCAGTCCCTGCGCCTTGGCCATGTCCGCGCCCTCCGAGCGCAGATACTCCACCAGCGCCCGCGTCTCGTTTGCCAGCTTCGTCCGGTCGGCCCTGCTGCCGTTGGTCTTCGTCCATCGGATGGCGAGGCTCTCGAGGGCAGCGTCCGAGAGCCGGGTGTTCTTCGTCAGGCCGAAGAACTGGTTCAGGGTGTCAAAGGCCGCAGCCTTTTCTGCCAGTACCCGGCTGGCCTGCCGCTGCTGGTTCTGCTTGGCGTCCCGGTCGGCCTGTTCGGCCCGCTGGTAACGGAATCGTGCCAGCTCACTCTCTGCCGGGAGTTCCCCGGTCTTGTAGTATTCCCGGATCTCTCTTACGACCTTGTCGGCATCCACCTTCCCGCTGTACTCCTTGCTGGCAGCCACCCGCCCGTCGGTGGTGGAGATGTCGATGGTGAAACGCCGTTTCTCGCTGCCCAGCTGCTCCACCATCGCGCGGATCTGTCTCAGCTGCTGTTCGGTCGGTGGAGTCTTTGCCGCAATGTCAACGCCCGGGGCCTCAGCCATCACACGCACATTGCCATCTGCCAGAAACTTGTTCAGGGCCTCCGTGCCGTTTGGCACCTCCGCCGGGCCGAACACGTCCAGTATTTCTCTGTGGTCAGTGTCCCGGGTTCCGTCATTCTGCGCAAAATTCAGCATCCGGCCATCAGGCAGGATGTACCCTGCCCGTTCAAAACGGTCTGTCGTTCCAAACTGCTTCACGGCCAACTTCCGGCGGTACTCAGGCTTTCCGCCCGCCGCCTTGGCCTTGGTATCATACACCTTCTGCTGCTCCTGCTTCACGGCCTGTCGGGCGTTTTCCACTTCGGCCTGTGCCTGCCGCAGCTTATCGTTCACTTCGCCGATGCGGCTTTCCAGTTCTGCACCGCGCCGGTTGAACTCCTTGCGCTTTTCCAGATAGCTTTGGTACTCTTCGCTGGCCCTGAATGCCTTGCCCTTTTCCGAGAACAGGCCATAGGCTTTTTTCTTTTCTTCGATAGCCCGCACTTCGTTGCTTTCCTGCCAGTTTGCACGCTCTTCCTTCAGGGCGCGGCGCTGACGTTCCAGCTCCCGGCTTTCTTTCTGAAGCTCACTCTGATTTCGCCGGGATTCGCTTAGCTGGAACCTCACCGTTTTCTTCACAGCCTCGTCGGTTCTCTTGCTTTCGTCGGAGGTTCGTGCTATACTTTGTTTAGAAGCCTCCGGCAATCTGCTGGCATCATGACTTTGTGTTTTGGTGACGGTTCCACCGGAGGCTTCTACCGAGACCTCCGGCCCGCTGCTCCTCGAATCTTCGGATTCTATGTGGGCTTTGCCGGAGGTCTCTATTTTTATGGGCTTAATGTCCACAATATCATAGAATATCTCCCGCTGGTCCGTTTTGATGGCCGTCAGCACATCCGCCTCATAGGCGTTCTGCCCGACTTGGATCTTGATTTTTCCCCGGTTGAATGCTTCCGCATTCTTGTGGTTCGCAGGCTCACGGTATACTTCGTCTGCCGTCCGAATGATCTCGTCCAGATTGGCTGCTATCCGCATTTTATCTGCATAGGCATTTGCGCTCTCCCACTGCAATGCTTTCGTATACTTTGACCAGACAAATTCTTTGCGGCTTTCTTTCGTATTTTCAATCGTCCAGTCGTTCCGCTTAAAGCCGTTCGGAAAACGCTCCTTGATAGCCTGCTTGACCGTAGACTTCCACTCTTCCTGCGGGACATCCTTCAGAATATCTTCGTCGATTTTGATATAAGTCTCTCCGGCCTTATCCTTCAAAATCGAAAATCGTACCCCCTGTTTTTCCGCCGCGCTCTCGGTCTTGAGGGCTGCGGCGTTTTCTTTTGCCGCCCGCAGGTTGTCCATGGCCTTTTCTGCGTGGGCGAAATACTCGTCCTGTAAGGTGCGCTTTTCGGCCTCGGCCAGACGCTTCGCCTTCAGGGCGGCGCGGTCGTCCGGGTCTGCGGTCAGCACTTCCTTTGCCCGGCCGATAAGCGTGTCCAGCATCTGCCGCACCTGCTCCATCACCTTGTGGATGGCGCCGCTCTTGCCTGCGTTCTTCTCTGCCTGCCCGCGCTGGAACGTCACCCAGCGCTTGAAGCTCTCCTCGCTGTCAAAGATGCCCCGCCATGCGTCGGCCACCAGCTCCTCCGCTGCCTGCTCATAGGTCAGGCTCTGGGCGCTGTAATCCCGCAGTTTCGCCCGGATCATCTCGTCCAGGCTTTCGTAGCCACTGCTCTTCGCCAGATATTCCAGCGCGTGCTCCTGCAAAGTCCTTGCGCCCTCGGCGTCCAGCGCGTTGTACCAGTGGTAGTCCTCGTGCAGCACGGTGCCGAAGATGTCCTGCGCGTTGTCTCCGAAGAAGATCCGGGCCGTCTCGGTGTCCACATAGGCCCTGATGCTCCGGTCGTTCTGCAGCACATTGTACAGGATAGCATCCGTGCCGGTGGCCGCTGCGTTCAGGCTGATGATCTGGCTGGCCGGGTCGCTCTCCTGCCGCATCGTACCCTTGGCGTATACCTCGCCCCTGCCGCTGGTGCTCTCGCTGCCAAGCGCGCCGCCCAGTTCGGTCATCTTTTCGGCATAGAGCATCCGTTCGCCCTTACCCTGGGTGTAGGCGATCTCAAGGGCCGTCCGCCCGGCGTCGGTGCTCAGGATGTAGTTGATGTCCGCCGCCGTGCCGCTCATGCTGCCCGCCAGCTCCAGCGCCTGCGCAAAGGTGGCAGCGCCGCTCCGGCCCAGCCGGTACAGCGGCGACGCTGCGGCCGCATACCGGTCAGCGTCCACCCTGTCCGGCATATTTTTGCTGATGGTCTCGGCTGCCTTGTCCGTCACCCGCCAGCCTTCCAGCGCCCGCTGCACCTCGGCCTCCCGCTGGGTCTTCGGCGCTTCCGGCCGGAGTCCCAGAGTCTCCCGCAGCGGGGCGTTCTCGTAGCTGTCGGTTTCACCTACAGCGGCAGCCGCTTCACGCACGTTGTCCGGCGCAGCCGTTTCCGGCATGACATCGGCGGTTTCTGCGGGAGCATCCTGTACTGTCTGCGGCACACTCGCAGCTTCGCTGGGCAGCTCTGCGCTCTGTACGACAGGCACCGCTTCGCTTTTCGCCTTCTGCTGTGCGGCGATCTCCCGCAGCATCCGGCGGGTCGCGCCCGCAGTGTCGGGCAGCGTCACGCCGTAAGCCTGCTCAAAGGCCGCACGGTTTTCCCGGTTCTCGGCGTTCGGTGTAAACAGCCCGATGGTCCTGCCCGTCAGGCTGTCGCTCGCCGCCACTTCGGCAAACTGCCGCACCGCCGGGTTTTCCGACTGCGCAGCAGCCTCGTTTACGCTGCTGTTTACTCCTTCCGTCTGCGCCTGCGGCGCATCCGCCCGCTGCATACTTTCAGTGGAGTTCCGTTCTCGCGCGGCGTCAGCCGACGGGAACGGTGAGAGGTTTTCTTCCTGCCCGCTGATGTTTTCAGTGGCCGCAGGCGAAGTCGGCTGAGAGGGCTCCGCTGCCCGGGCCTCCCATTCCTTCTGCTGGGCGGCAGCCCGCTTCATCCGGTCCGTCCGGTCGTAACGCTCCGCCTCCCTGTCCAGCGCTTCGCTCATGCTGTGCAGCCCTGAGCCCACAGCGCCGCCCAGCGCGCCGGACGCACCGCCGGAGAGTCCGCTTTCCAGCGCGGTCAGGAAGGTGTCCTTGCTGAAGAGGTTCTTCGCCGCCTCGCTGTCCCCCAGCGCAGCGTCAATGGCCATGTCCGCATAGGTCTCCGCAAAAGCCTGCATCGAGTTGTCGATGCCGCCCGAGATGGCCGCAGCCACCGCCGGGTACCGCTGCGCCAGCTCCGAGCTGCCCGCCAGCCCCTGCACCCAGTCCGCGATCTGCCCGGCCATCGTGTCCTTGGCGTAGTCCGAGCCCATGGTCTTTGCAAGGTCGGCTGCGCCCACCGAGTTGATGGCCCAGCCTGCACCAAACTTGGCGAGGCCGCCGCCCAGGGCCTTACCGGCGCTTTCGCCCTTCTCCGCGCTCTGTCCCATGGCCTCCGCCGCGCCCTGGGCGCTCAGCATAGGCAGGATCCACGCAACGCCATCGCCACCTGCTGCAATGGCCAGATTCTCCGCCGCGCTGGTCACAGCCCCCGCCACGGCCCGCTGGGCCGGGCTCAGGCCGCTCTGGGCCGCCGCCGTCAGCTTCTGCCCGCGGTCATAGAGCTGGTAGCCCACGCTCTGGTTCTTGTCGATGCCGTCGCTCACTTCCAGCCCCGCCAGCTTCTGGCGCATCTCCCGGATCTCCTTGGAGTTGTACCCCATCGAGATCAGCTCCCGGTTCCGGCTCTCCGGCCAGGTGGGCTTGTAGTCCATGTCTATGTCGGTCAAAAGGTTGAAAAGGCTCTGAGCGTGCTCGTCGCCCTTCACCTCCTGCTCTACCTGTTTCCAGTTCTTCAGGGTGGCGTCGATGTTCTTTCCCGCCTGTACGCCGTACTCCGCGCCCAGCACCGGGGCAGCGGCCACCGTGTCTCCGATGCCGCCGATGGTGTTCGCCGCCCGGCGCACATCCCGCTGCCATGCGGGGATGGCGTCCAGCGCAGCGTTCATCTTCCGGGCCTCGTCGATCTGTGCCTGTGTCCAGCCGCCCTTTTGGATAAGGTCGGCGTCCGTGTACGCGCCGTGGGTGTTGTCCACCCGCCGCACCGCGTCGGCCAGATTCTTGTTGTCCCCGGTGTCCATCCACTGGTTGATCCGGTCGAACTCGTCCGGTACGCTGTCCTTGGCAAAGCTGGCTCTCAGCTCCTGCGCCCGGCCGGTGCCGTAGGCCATGGCCCCGCTGCCCACGTTCTCCAGCACGTTCCCGCTCTTCGCAGGTACGCCCCACTTCCGCCCCATGTCCAGCGCCTTTTCAGTGGCCGCAGGCGCAGCCTGACTGAGAGGTTTCTTCCCGGTCGATACTCTTCCGGCAAGGCTGGTATCGTTCCTCGCATCCACCTCCCCCATGTCGCTTATGTGCCGCTCGGTGTACTGCTGTAAGGCTTTGTCCCGGGTGCGCTGCTCCGGTTCTGCCTGACGTTGTGCTTCCTTTTTGTCAAACTCCCGGCTCCACTGGCTCAACTGCTCCTTGGTGACGCTGCTCTTCTTTGTGGTGGTGTTCTGCGCAGTGCTGCCCGCCCCACTCACCTTGTCCGGGTTCTTTGCGGCAAATTCCCTGCTCCATTGTGCGAGCTGCTGTTTGGTTACTGCCATTTGTTTGTCCTTTCTGTCTTACCCTGCCAGCTCAAAGGCTTTCCAGATTTCGTCGTCCGTGTATCCCTGATACTTCAGGCTGTCAAAAATAGTCTGATCATCCGAGCCGTGGTTCCTCTGGCCCTTGATGGCGTTCGCCGCCACCTGCGCCCGCTGCGGGACACTCGACTGGCTTGCTGTTCTTCCGGTGCTCTGGTTCTGTCTGTTACTTGTCCCAGTACCCCACTTGTTTGCCGGGTCTCCTTTCCAGCTCTGCCCCGTCAGACCTCGGTTCGTCTCCAACAGGTTCGGGGTGTCGTCCTTTATCCAGCCCGCATCCGTCAGCGTCCGCTTGTAAAAATCGTACAGCGGCTCATTTCCCTTCATAGAGGAAAATGTCTTTGCCATACTTTGCAGCTGACTGTTCGTCCAGCTGCTCCCGCTGCCTTTCGTTCCGCTGCTCCTTCTGCCCGAAGAGCTGCCCGAGCCGCCTGCGCTCTTTGTTGCCAGCGTCGTTGCAAGCTGCCGTCCTGCGATCGTCCTGTAATTTCCCACAGAGTTCGGATCCAGGCCGTACAGTTCCAGCACCGCCCGTGCAGCCTCGTCGCTGCCGCCGCCTGCCAGCCCGGCTGCGGTCGTGAGCGCACCCGCCTTGTCTGCGCGGGTGATGGGTGCGCCGCTGTAATTGTCGAAGATTCCAGTGTCCAGACCATACCGGCCCAGCACGGCGTTCGCGGCATCGCCCGCCCCCTGCTGGTACAGGTTGAACGCCTGCTCGTAGGCATTCAGTGCATCGCTCTGGCCGGTGCGCTCTTTGTTGTACTCCCACTGTTCCCGGGCAAATTCGTTCTCCCACTGCTGCTGGGTGTAGCCCTTGTAGGTGTCGTAGGCCGTCAGCCCGGCTTTGCCCACGTTCTTGGCCATCTCCCACAGGTTCGAGAGGAAATCGCTTTTCTCCTGCGCTGCCTGATCTGCCCGGCTCTTCTTGTAGTCCCGCCAGTCCTGTGCATTGGCCACGGCTCCCTGATGCTCCGCCGCCTCGAGGCTGTCCTGATTCTGCAGCGCACTCAGCAGCCCCGAGAGGCCGTTCTGCTTCAGCTGGTACATGGTCAGGGCCTTGTCCCGCAGTCCGGCCAGCCCGTCGTCCACGTTGGCCATGGCCTGCTGGTATCCCTGCCGGGCCACGCTGCCCGCATAGCTCGAGCCGTACCCGCCGCTCAGCGCAGCCGCACCGGCAGCGGCATTCTCAGCCGCAGCTCTGGCGTTTGCCTGAGCACCGGCCCGGTACTGCCGGTAGAGTTCGCTGTCCGTGCCTACATCATAGCCCGCATTGCTGGCCGCGCCCATGCTGTCCAGCGCCTCATTGATCCGGTCGGTATACCTGCTCTGGTACACCCCCGGCATCGCGTTCTCCGCGTCCTTCAGCGCCGCCTGCGCGTCCTTGTATCTCTTAAAAACTCCCATCTTTCAAATCCTTTCCTTGATTCTTGACTGTCCGGGTTGCGGCTCCCAGCGTCTGCCGCGCTGCCGCTTGCATCCCGCTGGCCGCAGCCCCAACAGCTCCTCCCTGCTTCCGCCACTGGCGGCGGTCGTCGCCGTTGCCCTCGCTAGGGGAGCTGGCGCCGCATGGCGCCTGAGAGGTCCTTCCGAGATAGTGCTCTCCCGGGGAGTTGCTTTGCGCCGCGCCGTCAGGCGTGACGGAGAGGTTTTTGACCGCTCAGCCCCTTCCCGGGCAGGGCGTTTTTCTTTACATGAAAAGAAGGGGCAGCAGGGTCGCTCCCACGCTCACTACGGTGTTCCAAAATCCCGAGCGCCGGTTCTTCTTTGCCTGTGCCTCGCTGGCCGCCTGATTGTATGCGTTCTGGTAGTAGTTGCGCTGGTTCTCCCAGTTCTGGTAGTTGGTCTGGTATTTCTCGTAGTCCTGCGCCTCGGCCTGCTGGTATCCGCTCAGCTGGTTCTGCAGGTCGCTCTTTTTCTGGGTGTACTGGTTCAGCGCCTGGCTGTACAGACTGTTCGTGGCGCTGCTCAGGCCCGCCATGGCATTCTGGTAGGCTCTCTGGCCTGCCTGGGTGCCGTAGCTCGAGCCGTACCCGCCCGAGATGGCGCTGGCGTTGGCCTGCGCGTTCTCATTGGCCAGCTTCGCCTGCCGGGTGTAGCTGTTCTTGTACTGCTCGTAGGCCGCGTCTCGGGTGGGGTCGTAACTGAAACCCTTCATCCCGTCCAGCTGGCCCATCACGCCGTCGATCTTGTCCTTGTACTGGCTGGTGTAGTCGCCCGGCTTCTTTGCTTCCCACTCCTCCAGCTGCGCTCTCGCATTACTCAAATTGCTCATAGTCCATATCCTCCTGTCCTCGTAATCGAGGCCCGCTCTTTTGCGCCCTGTCGGGCCTCAGGTGTTCCGCTCAGACTTCCCCGGCCTGCCAAAGGCTCACCCATTCGGGGGAGCTGTCGGCGCAGCCGACTGAGAGGGCTATTTCAGCTTCTCCTGTAAGTCCCCCGAGAGATTCTCGGTGTCAATATTGCTCAAAATATATTCCAGCTGCTCCTGCATCTGGTACAGATAATTCCTCAGCTCCCGGGCGCTGGCCGTATCCAGCCCCTCCAGCCTCGGCATGGAGATCTTCGAAAGCCCTACGATACTAGCCACGTCTCGGTACACCTCCGTTCACTCTTCCGCCCTCGCTGCTGCTCAGCGTCATGGCGATGCTCCTCACTGCGATCTGCCCTTTTCCGGTCAGGCGCAGCCGCATGGTGTCGTGACGGGTCGGGACGAAGGGCAGGTTCACTCTCACACGCTTCCCTGCGGTGTCCACCCGGCCCATCTCCTGCCACTCGCCGCCGTCGAAGCTGGCCCAGAGCGTCACCACGGTCCGCTCCATCGCGTCCAGCCGCACCGTCACCCGGCTGCAATACTTGTCGTCCGGGCTCCCGAGTCCGATGTCACCGGTCACAGCCTCGTATTCCACCGTGTCCTCTTCGCCGCTGACCTCCCGGCTTCCGTCTGCGGCCCAGATGGCCTCTTTGTCCCAGAGATAGAGCTGTCGCCCGGTGCTGCACATGGCCCAGCCGGTGGCGTCTTCCTCGTGCCAAAGCCCTTTCTCAGTGTCGTATACCAGCAGCCGCTGCCCGCCGGAGCTTTCGGTGTGCAGATAGTACCGGCCCACCAGCCCTCCGGCGGCGGCTCTCGTCACATGGCTGAGGCGTTCTTCGTCCAGCGAGGCCGACACCTTGGTGGGCAGGCTGCCGTCCCACGCCATGACGCCGTCCATCGAGAGGTAGTACAGCGTCTCGTTGATGACGCAGAGACTCTGGTGCGCACCTTTGGCCACGCCCGAACACTGGATGCTGCTCATCTGGTAGTCGCTGGGCTTGGTGCCGTACAGCTTGTGCAGACCGTTCTCCTTGAAGAAAAGCACGTATCCCATGCAGGTGGCCGCACCGGTAAAGGCCCCGTCGCTGCCCACGGTCACGGCGTAGCTGTCCGCTGCCGTTCCCCGGTAGGAGAACCAG